CAATTTCCGGATATTCTTCTTTTCTATCACAAACGTCATTCTCCCAGATCAGCTTGCCGTTCTTATCCTTAAGTCCGGTGCATCGACAAATTGTGGATGGGTCTACCTGCACGACATCCAAATCGTGAGGAGCACCATCTTCATTAGTCCCAAGCACATACCCGATAAAATATTTAGAGTAGTCCTTCTCGTCTACAATCAGATATCCTTCCACCCATTCGCCATTATCTTTCCGCTTTCCACGGGATAAAAATCTATTCTCCATCGCGTTCCACCTTTTTCCCTTTACAAACTCCTCTGTGTTCATGCACGGAAAATGAAATACTTCCGGTCTGCTTCATGTAAGTCAATTTTTCTCCGGTCAACTCACATTTATGTTTACGTTCGTTTAAATACTGACATCTTCCATCACAGTACATCACTTTCCCCCTCCATTTCTTTCAGCTTGGCTTCGGCTTCCTCTCTGGTAAGGAATATCCTTTCGCCAATGTCGCACGGTAAATAGCAACTCTCACCCATATCAGTGTCATTTATAGCATCAATTCTCATAACAGTTCTGTCTTTATGAATCTGCTTGATATATAACTGGATAACGCGCATCATAATAACTGGCTCTTTCGCTCCTTTATTTACCCTATACAAAGTATCTCCAACCTTGCACGGCAACCGCAGAAGTAATCCCTGCTCTTCGGCTTGCTCTCTATTTGCAAGTCTTTCCGCAATCTCTTCCAGGGCTTTGTATCTTCCATCTTTCGCAAGCTGGGTAATGGTAATTCCCTCATCATCCGGTAAATCTGCTGGATGAAATAAAACTTCTCCATTCTCTGCCACATATGTTAATCTCTTCATGCTATCCCTCACTTTCTGCCTTAAGCCATTGTTCCACCTCTGTAACAGAACACATTGCTACACCGCCCTCAATGGTCTTTACGCTCCCCTGCTCATATGTTTCGATTGAGCAAAGGAAATCTAAAAGTTCTTCATCCGTCATGCTCCGGATCCGGTCTGCATTGGTCTGCGGTCTGCATTCTTTCACAATCTCAAAGCACTCATCCTTCCAAGCTAAAACATTTTCTAGCTTATAGGAACTGTAGCCAACATGATAATAGTCCTCTCCGATTTCCTTGTACTTGATTTTGTAATATGGCTTTTTTCCTATCATTGTTACGATAATATCTAAGCAGGAAACTTTAATGCGTTCCGTTTTGCTATCCCGTGCCGCAGTTCTTATACACTCAATCATGACTTTCCTCGCTTTCCCTGTACGGCTCCGGCAGTGGCATCCAAGCATTCACGAACAAATCGTATTCCACATAACTTTTCTCATCGTCCCCCGGATAAAATGCACCGTTTCCGTCCTTATCAGCTTCATATCTGCCAATGTCCGGCAATGTAAAATTTTTAAATGAAATCATGATATATTTATCATCCTCCGGCAGTCTCTCTGTTACCGGAATCCACCCACCAGTCTTTTCTTCCTCTGCCAGAATCCTGTTTACCTCTTCCTCTGAAATCACTTTCGTCAGCGGCGAATATCCGCAGGCTTCTGTTAATGATTCAGCTATCCGGCTTTTAATTCCACTCATTTCCATTCTGATCCTCACTTTCTGCAAGTTTGGCATATTTCCAATCGGTCATATGTGCAGGGCTACCAGCACTCCATGATGTTGCTCCCGCTTCCCATGCATACACCATGTTATTTTTGTATTTTGCAAAATATCTCCGTTTCCATTCACTAGATTCACTATCTCTCACAAGAATCGGTGTATCAACTGGAACTCTACTCCAATCAACCTGTGGTTCGACATATTCGCTGTTCGCCCATTCCTTAAGTCCTCTTGTGCAGTCATATTCGATATCGCATGTATCACAAGATGCTTCACAACAAAGCATCGGTTTTCCTGCAACAATGGCTATATGTTTTCCATTGCACGCAATTTCTGCGATCTCTTTTGCATATTTCTCTCTATTCAGCATCTTTCTTCTCCTTCCCGTACCGCAACTGATACGGCACTTCTCTGAATCTTTTCAACGCATCCTGGTCCGGGTGCTTTGTCGGCATTGACAAGTTATTATTCATTTTTCCGATAATTGCGCGGCGTTTCTTACCTTCTTTCCACATTTATATCTCCCCCTGTCTCTTTCCGATTCTGTTCACAAGCTGTTCTGACCTCGTATAAGCCTTATCCAACAGTTCTAAATATTCATCAAAGGAAATCTGTGCTTTTTCAGATAACTCCCTCGGATAACGCTCTAACAAAGCCTTAATGCACTGTTTCATGTCTCCAAAATATCCGATTGTTCGAACGCTTTCTTTTTCATTGCCGTCCTTATCCTGTCCGGCATATCTCTGTCTCAGGGTGTGATTCAGAGAATCAATCTCCACAAAATATCCATCCTGCAGTTCCACAACTAACTTGTCCATCAACCATTCCTCCTATATTTCATACGTCTTTCCGATAAAACGCTTGTCAATGTACTTACATTCCCATTCCAATACGCTTGCGATCCCCGTCATAGTTTCATATCCGGTAGCAAGGCAGTTAATCAAATATCTGATTCTCTCATAAACCTGTCTGATCTGATTTCCCGAAAATTTAAACTGTGTTTTAAGGCAGACACCCAACATAGCAAAATAATTAAATACCTGTGCCAGCAAAAACTTATTTGCCTGTATCATGCAGTTCGGTGCAATCTTTCTCTCTACCAGATAAAAACTCTCACGATACGGAATCTTATTTGTTTCCTCTCTCACGTCAATCTTGCATTTATCTTTCAGATAAAAACAAAGTTCCTCGCCTGTCGTTCCATCCTTTGCATTCTCCACATATGCATCAATGGTCTGCTCAACCTTTATGATTCTTTTGTGTCCGAATCCGAACTTATCATGCAGTGCCTGATATGCCATCATACGGACGTTATAATAGGATTCCTCTATCAGATAATCCGCATTGCTTTGTGCCTTGGCGTGTCTCTGTATTCCGATCAGTTCACTCTTGGAATATCCAAGTGGCTGCATCCGCTTTTTCTTTCTTGCCAGCGCATTACTCATTTGTTCTTCCATCTCCTCTCTACATCCTCAAAATGGCTAAATACAAGACTTTGAACATATTTTGATATATTTGTCCGTGCATATTTTTTAATTAGCATTTCCCCTGCTTCCATCATTCCCTGGAACCACTCATCTTCGTTATCAGCTTCATAAAACTGCTGCCGGAATTTATAATAGTCATTAAAAAACTGCCATTCTTCGGAACCTTTTTCAAATTTCTTACTTGCCATAATCATTCACCTTTTAATCAAATGGTGTGCTGCCACATACTTCTCGGAAACCGTCTTTCTGTCGCATCCGTGCTTGAATCTGTTCAATGGTTTCGGTTCGCTCGATGAATCTCATGTGATCGCCGTCAAATTGGAGAACTTCTTTTAAATGCGTTCCCTGCCTTTGTTTTTCAATTTTCCATCCCTTATATTTACCATCTTCATCAAGATTCCATAACAAGATAATGTTTGATGCATCCTGCTCAACGTCTCCAGATTCTCTCAATTCTGCCATGGTTGGCTCTTTTGTTTCTCTCATCTCCGATATTCGATTAAGCTGAGACAGTACGATAATTGGCACATGCAGTTCCCTAGCCAAGGCTTTGATAGCTTTTGAAATATCTCCGACCTCGGATGCACGGTTACCGAATCTTCGATCAGCCTTGATTAACTGCAAGTAGTCAATCACGATCACATCATATCTTTGGTGCCTGCATTCTGCCCGAATTTCACTTACCGACGTCGCGCCGGTTGAAATAGTGATGCTATACCCGAAAAGTGTTTCATTCGCCTTGTCGAATGCTTCTTTCTCCCCACCAAGAAAAGCCTTTGCCCGGCGAACCCTTGTTAGACCGATTTCAGACATTCGAGAAACGAAACGCTCATACACCTGTGATTCGTTCATTTCAAGGTTATAGTAGCCAATGTTGTAATCCTTTTCTGCCATCTGCCCGATCATTTGCGTAACGATTGCAGATTTTCCAACTCCCGGTCTTGCGCCAATTACAGTAACGTCTCCGCCTTCCAAGCCGCCAAGGCAATCATCTGTTCGATAAAATCCAGTTTTTATCAATCCCTCGCCTACATGCTCATTGAAATAATTCCCTTTATTTTCTGCAACAATCTGCTTCATAGTTTTTGAGTGAACGGTTTTGTTTTCTTGGATTTCTTCGAGTTTCGTGAGAACTTCAGCTATAGAATTGTCAATATCACACGGTCTAAGGCTCACTCCTTGAAAAATTTTTTTTGTTTCTCTTGCTCGCCAATCTTTAACAACTGCATCCGCATAACTTTTTATTGCCGTTGAGACTGGGGTGACAGAAATGCATTCTTTCAATTCGCTTGCAATTATTTCCGGCTCCCATTTGTGGTTTTCAAGTGTCTGAGACAGTGAAACGACATTAATGTTTTCTCCACGATCATACATGGCAAGCATTTCAGCAAAAGTATCTTGGCAAAATTCCGTACTAAACATTTCCGGCTTTAATTTGTTATAAACCTTGTACATGGAATCATTGTCAATCAATACACATCCGATCACTCCAATTTCTGCTTCCGTCAACTGCTCTCACCTCGTTTTCGTTTCTCAACTTGACGAATCCAGTAATCGCAATCCTCTTTCAGCCAATCACCATATTTCGGAATATAGCGATAATTCGTATCATCCGGATTCTTCTCTATATAGTCAGTAACATATGCCACTGTAGCCTCATATATCAGCTTTGCAACGGCTTTCCTGTTCGGCTCGATAACTTCTAAAAGCTTGTCCATCCATGCTACCTTGGCAGACGTTAACGACGTTTTCTTTGGATATGCATTGATCGTGTATTCCCATCCCCATTCCGCGTCAAAGTCCAAATCAGATGCAGGCACGCTTTCTTTTGTATTTTCTTTCTCTATCTCTATATCTGTATCTATATCTTTCTCTATATCTATCTCTACATTGCAATTTTGTTGCAAAATGTTGCACTCCGTTGCTCCACTGTTGCATTGCAACGCTTTTTGTGCATTTTCCCTAGATTTACGACTTCTTCTGGTACTTGCAGTCTCACTTCCTAGGTTATCTTGCACAAATGGCAACTTGTACTCAATGGAATCTGATGTTTCAAGCAATCCGCAGGAAAGAAGATACTGAATCGTTACTTGAACATTGATTTCGTCCTCGTCAATATCAAGGGCGATCTCTTTGTAAAATTCATCTTCCAAGCCGGAATACTCTAAGTAGCCGCCCTTTTTCAACGACAACAACTGCATCTTAAGGTATATGATCGTGTATGTATCGCCGCCTGCCATCTTTCGGAGTTTTTTGATTCGTTTGCTATCAAAGAAATCATCCATCAGTTTAAGCCAGTAATACCGCTTATTCTCCGCCATTTTCACTACCTCCAAGCAATTCAATAACCTTTGCCCCAGCATCTTCCGGGCGACAAAATACGAACTCAACGCCATACTTAAGTTGCATTGTCAACATAGCTTTTGCCAATACCTTGCCAGATGTCGGCTTTGTTTTCGGTAGCGGTACATTCAGCAATTTTCCAAGTGTGTGCATATATGCAATATTGTTATACCGGTCTACTCGTGGATTGTTCCACTTAGAAACATCTTCAATGGATTTGATTCCATCTTCGTTTTCTACCAATACATAAAGTTTGATTCCGTTGTTTTGAGCAAGAATACACTCATCACGAAATCTTCCATGCTGACGTCCGCAGATGTTTCCTACAATCTCCTGCATATCTTTCTTAGTATCTACAGATACATCATAAGTTCCAAGGAAATCCATCTTTTTAAGTTCCATTTTTCTAGCTGATTTTCTATGGATAACATCCGCTACCTTGTCTGTGGCAATTATGTAATCTCCAACCGGCAATGGTGCACGCAAGACTTCCATATCGTGGCTTTTAAAATATCTATTCTTAAGGATATGTAAGCCCTCTTTCTGTCCTTTATCCTCAATTATTAACACGTATTCTCCTTTCTGGCGGTTATTCTTAGCGCCCGCCAAAGGTATCTCATGGCTTTCAATTTAGTTTTTTGTGATATATTAAATTCCTTGCCAAAGATCAGATACCGCATGAATTGGTTTCTTTTAGGTAAATGCCAAGGTGTTGCAACCTATTTTTAGTATTCAAGATTGATAGTGACATTCGGACAGATGCTTCCTTCATTGTTATCAATGTTACCGAAATCAACATCATCATTAAATTGCACTGTTACCGTTACTTCTTGCGTATCGTCCTCATCGTCTCTGTCAAATTCAGCTTCTACATCGGCATCAAATTTTGCCTTAACATGGAATTCTACTTCTGTATCTGCATTAAACTTTGACAACTGCTGAATCAATTCATATACTTTCATGCCGTCTCCTTTCAGAACGGGCAAAGGTTCATATCAACTTCCAAGCCTTTGCACGCAACATAAACATTGGCTCCATATTTAATTGTTTCTTCTGTCTTTTGTTTAAATAGTGCGGGATCTCCGCTTTTATCTGATAAGTGTATTAGAACGACATTTCTCAATGCCGGGTTATCGTTAGTAGAAATAAATTTAAGTGCCGTATCAAGACTCATGTGACCTCGTAGGCGGTGTTCGTAGTTTGGCTCGTCCCGGTCTACAAACTGCATATCGTAATTGCTCTCAACCATAAAATGATTGACATTTTTGAATCGGTATTTGATGTACTCGGTATCAGATGCATACACCAAACTACCCATTTCTGGATGCGTAATGTAAAAGCCATAGCAAGGAACATCGTGTACTAATGGAAAAATTTTAATTCTGAATTTCCCCATAGAAACAAGATAATACTTCATTTTATCGGCATCATATTCGGGAATTCCTGTACCAAAGCAAGCCGAATTGATTCCTGCATTTTTATATTGCTCGAAATATTTATAATGGTCTCCATGTTCATGGCTGGAAATCATGCCGACTATCTTCATTACATTGAAATTCAAGGCTTTCTTGACTTCCATGAATGGCAACCCAGCTTCGATTATCAAGGCTTCGTTTTCATTCTCCAAAATATAGCAGTTGCCGGATGAACCGGAACCTAGGACTTTAAGCTTTATTTTCAATCACTCCCTTCGCTTTCTCGATAATCTCATCATCAAAATTCGCTAGAACTTTTCTGTAACTTTGCTTTTCAAATATTCCTCTCATTTTTCTTTCATTCGGATTATGACAAAAAACCTTGAAAAAATTATCAATATTGGATTGATGTTTAATTCGCTCAATCTCTGGAAGCCGTACCTCAAACTGTTCGTTACCAAAAACATCTACGCCCTGTTTGACAATGCAGTCCGTAATCTCGTAATCAATACGGTTCACAGCTTTTGGTTTTTCCAATATCCACATTTCCCTAGTAAATTCCGCATCCGGCACATATTTCTGAACTTCATCATTGCTCATGACCTTGTCAGCTTTCAGATAGTAGCAATGGATGATTACCGGCAAGCCAAGCGATTTCATATTCCGTACCACTAACCCGGCTTGCGGTATTGCGTTCAAGGCTTCAATTATGCTTGGTGCTACACATATCCGTTTAATCGTGTCGTTTTCGCCCTCACACCGCTGTTTTGGAACTCTTGGAATAAACTCATCCACCAAGTCAAATGAAACGTGAATCATAGCCTACTCCAATTCTTCCTCTTCCGGGAACTGAAAGACACCTCCAATAACAGTTTTAGTCATTTTATCATTCGGAATATAAATAGCTTTTTCTTTGTCGAACATCGCTATATTACGGCATGCATACGCATATTGCAGGTCTTCCATAGCTTTCCGCGCTTTTTCTTCCGTAGAGTACACGGCTAATTCAGTATCGTCCGCTATCGTTTTCTTATTTGTAAAGCTCTTGTTAATGAAAAATATACTGGTTCTGTATCTGCTTATAATAACTTGTTCATATGGAACATCAAGCGTTCCATTCTGTGATATAACTCTCATACATCCACCTCTAATCTTTCATAAAGTCCGGTACGCTTTCGTCATTCTCAACGACTTCTCCGGCTACTTTTTCTGGCTGTGGTTCAACTACTTCGCTCCCGGTCTCAATAACTTCGGATTCAGCTACAACAAATGGCTCTGAATTGGCATTTTCCGCAATTTCTTCCTGTGTCTGCTGATAAGTTTCATCCATCTGCATAAGAGACTGTTTTGCAATAGCATTAAGGTCTTTTGGATGCTTTTTGATTGCATTGTTACGCATCTTACGAACAATCATGGATTCCGATGTATCAAGCCATGCAGCACTCATATATGGTTTCGCAACTTCACAGGCGAGCATATCTTCAATAGTCTTACAGTCTAAAAGTGCTTTCAGAATTTCTTTTTTCTTTTCTGCGATAGCTTTCTTTTCTGCTTCTGTTGCATCATAACGTGTCTTTTTGCCACCTTTTACAAGTCCGAAAGTTTCATTCAACAGATTATTACGGACATGAGCGAAAAGATTCCCTTTTACGCTTTCACGCTCTGCAATCATGTACTCGATTTTTCCATCATTCATTTCAACAGGATAAACAACACGGATTACTTTCTGTGAAAATCCTTTTTCTTCCCACTCCGGCGGCGTAACTTCAACGCCTCTGTGCTTCGGATATGTAAACTCATCCCCTTCTTTCACAAGCCATACCGGATATACTTTTTTAACATCAACACCAAAGTTGCGAAGAAGCGCATCGTTTCCGTCTCCTTCGATTCCCATTTCTACTTCCTTGTACCAGTTTCCGTTTGCGTCCTGCTTGCTTCTCAATTGGAAATAGCACTCTCTTGGTACAGCATTGGCATTAAGTTGAAGGCTTGATACCTGCCCGATAACCTGTCTCAAATTAGAACCATTCAAGTTGCTCATAGCGGCTTTGTTGGATGTAACAAGGTTGTAAATTGCACTCATAGCTGCCATAGCGCACTGCTTGGAATAATCATCAAACACAAGTCCATGCTCTGCGAAGTCACGCTCCATAAGCCCTGTGTACTGGTTCGCATAATAAGAAAGCTGTGTATTCATTTCCTGTTTTCCCTGTGCCGCCACTTCCTGTTTCTTTGTTTCTGCCATAATTATTTTTCCTCGCTTTCCATGATGATTTTTAATTTGTTTTCTGCTATTTCAAACTTTTCTTTTGCCGATTCAAGTTCCTTTTCTGCGGCTTCTCTAAACTTTTCCTTTGCATAATCGAAATTCGGCTTTGTAAGGAAAATATTTTCATAATAGCCAGTAATTTTCCCTTCGTCCTCTTTTCTAACAAAGCTCATGCAATTTGGAAAACCTCTTTTCTTATCAACTGGATAATATGTCTTTGGTTTTTCAATCACTTCCACTTCTGTGACGAAGATTCCGTCCGAATTAAGTCCATAAAAATAAAGTTTCACTGCTTTTCCTCGCTTTCCTCATATTTCTTCACAACCGCCACTTTATCAGCACCATAGGTTTCCACCCATGCCATATCTGCCGCTTCATCTGTAACTGTCAGCTTTGCACCTTTGGCATTTACAACGGTATCTCCGGCTTTTACAGAATCCTCGGTCTTAAATGTGTAGCTACGACCTGGTATTGTATACTTTGCTTTGATGTAGTTCATTCTGATACCTCCAAAAATTAGTCTTCCGGTTGCTCAAAGGAAACATTTATTGGCATCTTCCAAGAGGATTCTGCAATATCAGAAAGCGATTTCAAAAATGATGCTGCAATGCTTTCTTTAAAATTTGTACTCTGCAACTGTTTTCTGATTTCTTTTGCAAATTCCTCTCTGTTTTCATTGATATACTTTTCAATTTCTTCTTTTACTGTTTTTTCAATAGTATTTTTTGCAAGCCAATCAAAGTATGGCATCGCACGCCAAGAATCCTTTTTCACGAACTCGCCCGTGCTGTCCACATACTTATCCGTCATCTCATGAATAGCATCACGAACTACAATTTCCGGATTTCCCAACGCCTTTACAATTCCCGCATTTACTTCTTCTCTAACTGCCACTTTAATAACTTCATCACTAATGTTCAAACTCATCATATTAGCCATTTATTTTTCCTCTCTTTCCTTTATTTCTCGCGTCTTTCTCGCAATACGGAAGAGAACAATGTCCGTATTCCGCAAAATCAAAGAATCCTCTCTTACTTGCACTCTTCCAACGCTTACATGACATACACCTTGCATCCGGCTGTGTGACGTTGTTCCCAATTCCTACTCTTGACATTTACGCTCCCTCGACTTTCAACTGCTTGTCCTCTGAAACGCTCAAAAGGATTAACTGTGCATCCATATCCGGCACATTGAAATCATTTAAGCTCTCTGCGTTATCAACAAAAATAGGCACGCTTACGCCGTATAACTCGCTAAGAGAACGGATAATATCAAGTCCTGCTACGATTCTGTGACCACTATTCAAAGTCGAATACGGAACGCCATTCACAGTACACTCGCAACAATCTTTCATACCGCCATTTAATTGCATTTCGAAGAGTTTGAAATTAACTGTCTTGAAATGGCTATTGATAGATTCAGAAACCTTATCCAGTTTGAAACGAATGAACTCTTCTAAGAGGTAAAGCATCTGTTCCTGGTCGGCAACTTTCTGCCCGATTTCTTTCTGCTCGTCACGAAGCGTTTCGATACGATCATCAATCGCCACATTGTTAGCCGCCTGCGCAATAACCTTGTTCACTTCATCAAGCTGCGCCTGCAGATCGGCTTTCTCGGCTTTTAAATCAGTAACAACCTTGTCTGCGCCCTCGGATTCAACCTTTGCAATATCAGCAAGAATCTTGTCATGCTCTGTTTTCAGCTTCACATACTCTTCATTCTGCGAATAATCAGCTTCTGCCGGGATCTCGGATAACTGCTTTGCATAATCATTCTGCTTTGCAAGTGCCTTGGATTCCTGCTCTTTGAGTGCCACAATGTCTTCCTGCAACTTGGCGTTTTCCTTTGTCAATCGCTCAATATCAGCCTTGCAAGCGTTGCCCTTGTCAATCAGACCTTTAAGTTTTGCGCCCTTTGCATCATCAAATGCTTTGCGTGCATCCTCTAACTGCTTGGTGGCACGTGCCTTGGCATCTGCATTTTTCTGCTCAAAATCAGCCTTAAGAGACTCAATCTTATCCTGCGGCAACTTCTGACCACATAAGGAACAAACCGTTGTAGATTCATCAAATTTCCACTTGGATTCGTCAAAGAGATATGGCATTTCATCAAATGCCTTGGAAAATTCTGCATTGTATTCAACACCAAGATTTTTCCGCTCTGCATCTGTATCGGAAATTGTCTTCTCATTTGCCTTGATCTGATTTTCCGCAGACTGAATCTGATTATGTAAGTCATTGAACTCTCGTGTTGCATCATCCTTGGCACTGTCAAGACCTCTACGTTTTGCGGAAAGTTCGTCATTCATGACCTGCATAATGCCGGACATATCAAATTGCAACTGCATTTCCTTACTTCTTAAATCGCCCAACGCGCTACCGGCATTCTCCATTTTCTTGCCACATTCAGCGATTCTTCTTACCAGATCCACCTTTGCAAGCTCCTGTTCTGCCACATCCACATCAATCTTGGATTTTTCTGCTTCATCAATACGCACCGGAATTTCAGCCTGTTTCTTCTTCCACCCGGATAACGCTTTGGAAAACTTAGCACGGATATCATCTGTGGACGGTGCTTTCTCCAACTCGCCGAGTAATGGAGCATACTTAGCATCTGTCTGCGCCAGTTCAACATCCGATACATCCGTTGCAAGGCGCATCAGAATATCGCGCTGATCTTTCCATTTCAGAGAAGAAAAATACTGCGGATTGGTCAACAGCTTAAACATATCCTCGCTCTGCGCAAGACCGGAAACATAAGCTTTGAAATCAGCTTCACTCTTTGGATAACCGTCAATCTCAAATGAATTGACATTGCCCTGTAAAGTCACGGTGTCTGTTCCCCGCTTCTTAACCCAGTTCTGCTTCTGCACTTTGGAAAGTTCTACTTCCTTGCCGTCCACATCCAGAACGGCTACAACCTTAATTTCTACGTTATCAATGCGCTTTCCGTCCTTATCCAGTGGTCGAACATTGAACTTTTCCTCTCCAGCACTGTTCTTATTAAACAGAAGCCATGTAAACGCATCAAAGATAGTTGTCTTTCCTGCTGCATTCTTCCCTTTAATGTTTGTCTTATTCGAGAAATTCACATCAAGGCTCTTAATTCCCTTGAAATTCTCCATATGTAATGATCTAATTTTCAGTTTCATTTTCCTTCTCCTTCCACTCTTTATATTTTTTAAGTGCCTCTTCAAAGCATGCTTCATCGTCAACATATCCAAGAGCTGACTCTATAATTTTTGAATTAATAGTTGTTCCTTTTTTCCCCATCAGCTCAATGTCTCTTTGGTGTTCATTTGCAATAATGGCACATGCTGTATGAACTTTCGTCCTGCATGCAACCAGATCTGCATATTCCTCAACGGAAATTGTAACGGTATTTTCTGCCATCTTAATTTTCCTCCTCTAATACATTAATTTTGCTCACAGACACCTCATATGCTGTTCTCTGCTCTTCTGTTCCATCTTCATATTTCTTAATATATCCGCGGCTCTGAATGCGTCCATTGATCTCAATATGAGTTCCTACTTCCAACTGACCAACAAATCTTGCATTTCTACCCCAAACAACACATGGGATATAATCTGATTTTCCGTAGGAACGATTGACTGCGATTAATAAATCTGCAATTTCTCTTCCAAGCGGAGTTTTCCTGTAAATCGGTTCTTTGCATACATATCCGTCAAGCTGGATTTTGTTCAAATCTGTATGCTCTCCCGGATTCGCTTTTTCAATTTCACAGACGAATACATATAATAACAGACAATTTCTCTTTTCCTCGTGTTTGTTATAAGAACGATACACACCGGAAACATTAACGGCAGTGCCCGTGTATTTATCGTTCAGATTGATTAATCTCTCTGAAATAATTAATGGGATAATATCAGCCGTCCCGCTTAATCTATCCACTTTGAGGTACATATTATAAAATCCCTCTCCAAACACCTCATGGTTAAATTCCGGCTCTGAGATAATCGTTCCTGTAAGTTCCACTTTATTGTTTTCTGCTCTCATATTTGAATTTCTCCTTTTCTTATGCTAAAATAGGCGCAAATAGCTTATGCTATTGCTTTGATTTGGAATCATTCAGCTTTGGTCGGTTCGGATGATTCCTTTTCTTTGCTGTAATCAGTGTCAAATGTGATATAGGTAATACCGTCATCGTCATCAGACTCACTTCTGTAATCGTAATCTACAATCTCTTCTGTATACTCCTGCCACTCCCCATCTATTTTTGTTCCTATATAAATAAGAAGTAATCCAATCAATACAGGTATAGCAGTGACCGGATACTCCGTTGCATCAATGCAGATGCAAAACAGAAAAACAACGGTGCCGATCATTTCAATTATCTTTGCTAACTTTTTCATAGGCATTTCCTCATGTAACAGAAAAAAGTTTTTTCATCCGATTCTTAGGACTTTTAATTTCGAACTTTTCTCCTGTTTCATCGTCGATCATGTATTTGCCGTCAGAATGCATTGTATGTGGCTTTACTCCCTGTTCTTCCATGAACTCAAGCAAGATATCTTTGCCACCTTGTAAAATATTCATCTGACTTACAACTTCCATCCAATAAACCATAAAATGTGTAATATCCCAGTTCTGATATTCCATAAGAAATTCCGACGCTTTATCTCCTATCAGTTTGTCCATACCGAATCTCTCAATGTAATTCCTTGTATAGAAGTAATCTTTCCACTGGTATCTTTCTCCATCGAATGTCTTTTCGATAGGAAACATATTCATAAATTCTCTTGGTGTGAAAGCTCCTACCATATCGCATATCATTTCAATAAGTTGGAACTCGTTTTTTACAAAGTCCGGTTCGCTGCATTTTAATAACTTACAGCCAGACATTCCTTTTAGCTTTATCATTAAATACAGATCCTTTTTAAGTTCATCTGGATAAGCGCTTTTTGCTTCCTGTATTGTCATGTTTCCCCAAAAGCCTGCCATTTTGCATCTTCTGTCTAATGCTCGCACATAATTAATCCACTTAGGTTTAAAGTCGATCAGCTTTTTGCCGTCCATGACGTAAAAATTAAGCATCTTCATCATCCTTTCTCTCAATTAACGGTAAAACCCCGTTCTTCTTAAGCTTTTCATACAGGAACAATCTTCCTTTTTGCGTCCATTCCGTCTGCATAACCACATCAGACCGCCCATTCGACCTTGTAATATCAATAGTCTTACTGTGAACATATCCAAGCCCTTGATATTGCCTGTATAAAATCCACTGTTTTCCTACTTTGCGCTGAACTCCTAACTCTTTCAGCATCTTATTAAACGCTTTAGCAGATATTCCATAATCCTGTGCGATCTGTGTTACCAGTACTGTTGATTTACTGTTCAAAATCAAATCCACGTAGTTGACTTTTGGTTGCATTTCTAAAATGATGTTATTCATTTCAACAACTTCGGTTTCAAGTTCCTGTATCTGCTTGTCTTTCTGCTCAAGCATCTTGTGCGCTTCAATAACTGCAAGTGCCATAAGTTCTTCGCCGGTTGGAATAACTGTTTGCGTCTGGTTATAATAATTTTCTTCTAGTGCATCAAACTGTTCCCATGCCTTATCAGTCCCAAGCATTTTGCAATGACGGCTTGCACCTCGACGTGTCCAAAGATAAAGCTGATTCGCGTTTTTCCCAACAAGGTCGAAATTTTCTACCATGTTCTTAAAAGCCTTTAAGTCAGATCCTTTTAGCAAATAATAATGTTCTCCCTCTTTAAACCGTTCTGCATTATTGCTATAGTTCTGTTTGATTTTCACATCTGTTGCTCCGTACACATCAGCCAACTGTGCGGTGGTGATAACTCTTTGTCCTTTCCACTCAATGACCGGCAATTCTTTTGTTCCAATATGTACTAATTCGTTCATTCTTCTCCTTTCCGGATTTTTGCAATAAAAAATCCAACTACCGCTTGATAGTTGGAAAATACTGGTTGTCTCTATTTTGCTTTGTTGATACAATTAATGTACGGCGGCGGCCATCATGAAAGGAACTGTTATCATGAAAATCGTTAGTATACTTATCTCATTATTGGCATGGCGTGTTACCGGTTACGACTTCTTCATAATTCTAACCATAACATCCATGACAATCGACCTATACAAAGGAATTAAAAAAGTACAAAAGAGATTAAATAAAATACTAAAGATGATGCGGAAAATAAAGCAATAATGTAACTCATTTCCTGCCGCCGTCGCATATTAATTGTATCAACTGATTTCCTGTGTTACAAACACATTTAATCTGCAAATTCCGACAAATTTCTCAACTATCAATATTCAGTTTCTTCTTATTCTTTTGTTTTTGAGTTCCCAGTTTCTTCACTGGTTGCCTTGCTTGCCGAACCCTCGACCATCCCAAGAACATATCCTTTCTGGAAATCGTTCATTTTGGGAATCGCGTCTTTCAACTTTTCTACAACTTTCTTTTCCTGTTCGCTCATGTATTCACTTCCTTTCTCCCTGTGATATAATTTCCTTATTAAATAAGGAAAGGCGGTGATAATATGGATAATGGTTATTCTGAAACATTTGCTACATATGAGTTTGCAGATAAAGGAACATATGTATGTATGCAATGCGGTGGCGAAAATAAAAAGGGAATCGTCAATGTAAAGCAAGGCGAAATGTTACCAGAATGCAAAGAGTGCGGATATACTACATGGATTAAAATAATGCAGGATTTTTAAACACTCTTTCTTCCTCTGCGAGCGTTTGGTTCGTAACCGCCAAGTTATCATCAACCAGATGCTCAATGAGGAACGTTCTTTTTACCACTCTCGTTCCGCCTCCACATACTTGTGAAACATGCAAATACATTTTCCCATCTTTAATAAATGGAATAATAAGTATGCTCTGCAAAAACTTCCACTTCACAAAATGCTTATTAAAAAATGCAACTGCATGAGCCTTGATTTTACTCACTGTATCATCCCTTTCTGTGATATAATATTTTCAAAAACGGAGGAATTAACATGCTTCTAAAAATCGAAAGAATAATATTAAAGAAAATATCTAAAACGAATTTTTCAATCAAACTTTCCGATATAGGTAAATTTGATGGAGAAGATGCATACCAAGCGTTTTTGGATTTACAGGATAGAGGATATGTAACGAAAGTAAACACATCTATGGATAGATCGAGTTTTAGCTTCATAGTTACATCCAAAGGCAGATTCTACAAAGAATATCTTTTCTTGGAATTTTTGAGAAATATCCTCATTCCTTTTATTGTGGCTTTGATTACAGCAACTGCTACATATCATTTAGAAAAAGTAGCAGATAGCTATTCCGACAGCGGCACCAGCCAATGCGCTTACGAGTTGGATTCCACCGACAATGAATGGCTCAAACTTATCGAGTAAGTCACGCTTTTGCCGAAATGTCATTTTTTTCACCGTCTCACCTCTTTTCCATTTCTTTTGCAATATTATAATAACGCAATAGAAATATAAAGTCAATAACAAATTATTGCTTTTGTGATATTTTTGTGATAATATTATTGCAGAAAGGTGGTGAAGACTTGAGTGCAGTAAACGAACGCTTAAAATCTTTAAGAATATCATTAGGAATGAACCAAAAAGATTTTGGAGAAAGAATTGAAGTTGCGCAAACTTATTTATCTCAAATAGAAAAAGGGGATAGACCTGTTACCGACAAAATTTCAAAAATTGTTTGCTTACAAAATTGGAATGGTAAAAGCGTAAATGAAGAATGGTTCCTAACTGGAAACGGTGAAATGTTTGTTCCGGAAACTAAAGATGAACAAATTACAAGATTGCTTTCAGATGTGCTAAAGAAAGAAAATAGTGATTTTAAAAGAAGACTTGTAACTGCATTATCAAAACTTGATGATACCGGTTGGAAATACCTAGAAGATTTTATTGATTCTATTTCAGAAAACAAATAAGAAAAAGCCAAGGGCAATGCGCAAACCCTTGGCTTTCTTTCTATTCTAATAAATTTTTAACAAATACATATATAATTCTTAACCATTTTTCATTGTCGCACTTAACGACCATTTCAGTTATTTTTTCCTTGTAAAACGCTGTTTCCTCATTGCAATCTTTTTCCCCCATCTTATTCTCCTCCAATCATTCCGCACTTCCGATAGCGATACACAAATTATAGAACTTATGTTCGATATCGTCAACCCCATTTGACAAATTGCTACAAATTACAAACTCGTTTGTAGTTGAGGGACAAGAAAACGCCTTATCCCGCCCCTCAGCCAGAACTTGAAGTGCCCTTATCGGACAATTTTATTTTACAAATTTTCCCGCAAACATTCAATTTCTTTCGGTCGCAAGTTTCGACAGGTAAATTTCTTATTGTCACAGAATGTCGATTGATTAGTTTAAATTTTGTTAAAAAATTAATTACTGGTTGAAAATTATGCATCTGCCATTTATCTGTGATGAATTTTAAGTGCATAATTTTCCTTTCTGCCCGTAGGCTTTATGCAAAAGAGCCGGCTACACAACACATGGTCATGTAATCGGCTCTTAGGCGCTTAATTTTATTATATTTCTACATAGGTTTTCTTTTGTGCCAAGTTGTCCGCTTTATTCGTAAAACAGAAGTTTAGGGAAATATCAAAAGCAAGATGGTGTTTATGAGATACATTTAAAATCTGAAGCAGCTGTTCAAGTAAGCTTCCATTTTAATAAGCAATATATAGATACACCAATATGCTCTTTAACACCAAAGCAATTCGGATTCGAAATGTCTGTATATGATGTCGAATACAACGCATCCGGCATTATTTTTACTATTAAGAACGACTATTCAGACGAACTTACATTTTCCGTTATTTGGCAAGCGTTCGGGAAAATACTATAGATTAGTACAATCCGCTTAACACAGCCTGTGTAAGTCTGGTACCAACATATAATGCGACATGTGTATTGTCTACATAACAGCATAGAACGCAATATTCAGCGTTTTGCCAGCCGTTAGCCCAAACGCCAAATGTTCTTTGATACGTATTGCAATCTTTAAAAAAATCATACGCAATAATATTACTTGCTATTTCAGAATAATTCTCATCTCTAACTTGAAGTTGGAGAAATTTATATTTTGTTACATCGGCTATTTGATACTGTGTCCACGTAGCATTATTACTAAGAGAAGAAACGAGAACATCGTACTTGCCTTTAAAACTATTGCCTAAACTGCTGTTTAACGATGATATCGCCCCTGTACAAGTACCATTCCCAATCTTAGAAATGTCTGTCGTTCCAAGCATTTTATAGAGATACCGCACATTCTTGAACATCTGTGACACCTTTGCAAAAATAGAAGAATGTTTTTCGCCACTTGATAATTTTGGTACGCTTGTCCATGCTGACACTGATCCGTCTGCCACATCACTACTCGTAAAAGTTGCTGTATTCTCTGCTGTATCTCCACCGGTTGCCACTGCACCGACGTTTTCTGCTGTCAGTACCACATTTCCCCGACGGTATGATTTTTCTTTCACACCTTTCACGCCAGTAACCGGCGTACCGGCAAGCACATCCCACTTTTCATCCGATGTTTTGTAGATGTTTGCTCCCGCAGGGACTGTACTGCCCGCTCCCTCTTTAAAATCATCCGTGGTGGTAAATTCATCTGAAATATTGTACATCCATCCGGCATTGACATCCGCAAGTGCCGGAAGATCTGCAAATGCAACTGTTCCGTGTGGCTGCAATCCACCTTTAAGTCCTTCTGATATGTCTTTTGCCTGCTGATAGTAATACTTGGCATTGTCAGAATCCTCGCCCTCTCTGCTTCCTGTACCACCAACAGCATAACTCTGTGCCTTGGTTGCACTTTCTTCTGCAGATTCCGCTTTACCGATGATCTCCGCAGCCTTTTGAGTTGCAATATCTGCTTTTTCGGCTGCTGTATCAGCTGACTGACTGGCGGATGATGCTTTCTCCGTGGCTGTGGCGGATGATTCACTGGCGGATGTCTCACTGACTTTTGCGTTGCTTTCGGATTCCTCTGCCGCCGTAGCTGACTTCGCTGCCGCTGTCTCTGACGCTTTGGCATTGGTTTCGGATGTTTTTGCCGCTGTTTCACTGGCTTTTGCAGCATTCTCACTTGCTTTGGCGTTGGCTTCGGACTTTGCCGCTGCCTGCTGGCTTGACTCTGCCTTTGCCACTTCCACTTTGATTTTCGCAAGATAGTTTGGCTCCAAGTGTTTTTCCTCGATGCTACCCTCTTTGACGATGGCAGACACTTTTCCATCCTTATCAATATAAAAAGCTACCGTATCAGAATCAAGGAACTCATACTGTGTAATCAGTGCCGACAGGTCTATGTACTGTTTCGTGCCATCAATCAGAGTCAGGATAATCTGCTGTGTAGTCGGGTTATAATCGAAGTTGATTGCGATTTTCTCCATCTGTGTATCAATCGTAATCTTAGAACCGTTCTTTTTTGTGATCGTAATGATTCCGGTCGATTCCTCAAAGGTCACGTCTGCAACAAGAGTTGCTACCTCTGTCTTGGTTGCTTTTGTCGCATCCAGGGTAACTACATTGTCGTCAATAATGCCGATAGCACTATCCATTTTGTTGAGGTTTCGTTCGTTCAACGGAGTCTCATCGCTTGGGTAATTCTCCCAGTTGATAGGTACGTGTGCTTTATTCATGTTCCTTGCCCTCCTTTTCCATGTCTTTCTCCATCTGTTCCCGTTCGGCAATCACATTTCTATTTGCTTCTGATTCGATCTGATGCAAAATATCTTTAAACACCAGATATTTAACCTCAACCGGAATACTTTCACAGGCATTTACATAATTAATAATGTCATTCTCAAACTCTCGGATTTCTGCGTTAATCATAAACTTTCCACCTTTTCTTTCAGATTTTCTATCTCTTCATGCTGTAACTGCACTGTGGCTACCAGATCTGCAATAAGTTCCGTATATTTCAGTCCGTAATACTTTTTCCCATTGCTGTCTGAAAACGTTTTTGGACAAATATTCCACCCTTTTTCCGCTTTTTTCAAAACATCCTGTGCAATAAATCCATGATGGAACCCATCTTTTTCGAAATTATAACGATACGATTTTGCTCTTAAAGAATAAATAAACTCAGATGATTGCTTTTTGCTTAAATCTAAAATTGTGTTTTTTATTCTTTTGTCAGATCCATTAATTACTCCACCTCTGAATCCACCTACTCCGGTATCTCCGTCTAAATGGATCATCATGTGGTCATTATCGTTTGCGCCTTTATGCAATGAAACCTGATTATATTGAACCGTACATTTATGAACAGGACTTTCAAGCGTCCCTTCCACTGTTCGAAATCCATCCGTTCCCATCTGTACAAGTGTTCCACTGCGTTTAAATTCAATAAGGTTTTCTACAGACTCTTCCGCTTGAATATGCATATATCCCCCGGTCATTTCCATAGAACCTTTTAATTCAAGCAGTTTTGCTTTAATTTTGATACCCTCGGCTGACTGGTTGATTTCTGAAATGACGCTGTCTTTTGATACTTTCAAGCTGATCTGCTTTGATGACTGCGTAATCGTACTGGACGCACTCGATGAAAGCTGCTTAAATTTCTTTATCAGAGTCCATTTGTATTTTCCACTGCTTATTCCACCATCTGGTTCGCAACCATAAAACTTTCCAGTCTTCTGATCCAAAAAACTGTGTCCAGAATAATACGAAGATGCAGGGTATGTATTTTGTGGATTCCCGAAACCACAATGTGTAACGTCATAATCTTCGGTATCCCATACTGTTAAAGAAGCACTGACTTCTGACCGTATCTTAGTTGCGGTCACCTCTATATTTCCGGACAAATCGCCCTCTGCTTTGCTTGCTCTCGTAACTTCCGCTGTAATCTTGTCCTCATTAATTTTAATAGCTGCTGCAAGTTCAACTTCCTGTCCCTGTGCCCTTTTAACTTCTGCTGTAATACTGCTCGCATTTTGCGTGATTCTCGATGATAAACCATCCGTTGTATTTTTAACTTCTGTGCGAATTTCGGTTGCGGTCTGCGTGATCTGTGACTGCAATCCCTTCTCAACATCAGTTATCGTGCTCTGTGTCTTTTCAATGGTTCGCTCCAACACATTGCTCTTGCCTTTGAGCTTTAAAATACTTTTCTGTATTCCGTTCGCCCCGTTTGTCCGGTACTCTTCCCCATCCGCTTCCAAATCATCACGCAAAGCCTGTATGCCTTTCATAGTTCTTTTCAGAATATAGGACTCGATCAGTTCATATCTGGTCGGCAGTCGCACTGCATCCCCGACCTCAAGACACGGATTTCCTTTGCAGTCCGCTGTAAACGGGCGGTAAACAATCCCTCTGATCTTGGAAAGGATATTTTTTGCAATGCCTTTCAGTTCTTTTGTGCCTTTGCCATATACAAGAAAATTATCCTCGATCACATAAGCATTGTCTCCGGTGCCTACGATCACGCCAATATCATTCTTCTGCTCCCTGATCTGTAGCTTATTAATGGTTTTGACAAGATAATCTTCATATGTGGCAGTAACATAGAATCCTTTTCCTATCTGCGTACTCTTTGGATCGCGCGGAAACAGATCATCTGCCGGATAAAGGTCATTTCTCGGATATAATCCCTGTATCTCCTGTTCCAGATAAATATAATGAAACTTCCCGTCGCGCCCCATGTGCCCCATACAGCCATTGATCTCACAAATGCAGGACAACACTTCCTTGCCGCTCACGGATTCGCCTATGGTGCTCGATTCCTCTGTATCAGAACTTGTCTCACTGGATGCCGTGACTGCAACTGTTTTTTCAATAGACATGCCGTCATTAACCAGTATAATATCAGCCTGCTCAATCCCGAAGTGATTAAAAAAGCTGTCCCGGAATTGCTTCATTGTGACCGGATCATAAACTGTAACAGTCGTAGTTTTTCCATCTTTATCTTTCTGCTGCTCTTTATGGGATGGAAAGACAGTGTTATACCATGCTGCCACATCTGCATTTAAAATGTCATAAAGAGCATCATATGCGACAACATCACGGCACGTCCTGTCTGCCGTAGGCGTATCAGAATCAACCTTATATCTCCCGAACTGAAATGGAACATCTGTATGTCCACCAAGAGACATCCTTACTGTCATCCATCTGCCCTTCATTGGCAAAAATGTATTTGACACCGTGAATTTAATCATGGCAGCTTCACATGATCCAAACGTCAATTCCTGTTCTGAACACAAACTTTCGGTCAATTCGAATTTTTCTTGGTGTAGCTCTGTATTTGTGATATTGATTTTTCCATCATCAGATACGATGGATAACTGCTTATCGACCGTATCTTTTTTGAACAAGTCGCCATATTTATAATTAACCACCGTACACACCCCCTATGAAAGCAAGCCGAACTGAATTGTAACGAATTATTCCATCATATGTTCCGTATATCGTAGGCTGAAAATCTGCCATATAACCGTACTGCGTCACATAATCGTCATATTCCGGGATATACGCTGTGATATAGCAGGCTCTCCCTGTCGCATTTGTGAACTGAATTCGAATATTGTTTAAAACCTCACTAAAAGTCTTATTTGTCAGCATTGCCCGTGTCTCAAACTCCACTTTTAAAGCCTTTAATTCCACGGCATTTCTATGCAGATAGCCGTTGGCGTCTGTATAATCGTCCAAATCCTGCATGTTGACATATGGACTGTATGTTTCTGCTTTCATAAACGACATCGGCACTATGTAATTGCCAATCTTTAACAGCCATCCGCTGTACGCCATGCGAACACCTCCAATCAAGTTGTTTTTTCAGATTTACAAATATGAACACCATTATCATCACTTAAAAATAAGATTTCAGTTTTTCCGTCCGGCAGAATATCCGCCACAAGGCAATTATTCGGATTTCCTATTGGTGTCCGGTTTTCCGAGCACTTACCCCAGTCTATTGGTTTATATTTTTTCATGGCTATTCTCCTGAAAATAGGTATAAAAATAGCACCTACCGTGTATGATAGGTGCTAAATAAATCAAAAAAGAAGCGCATCTCTGCGCTTCCTCTTATATTTTCTGTATTGTTGCATTTTCCACCAATAAGTAATTACCATCTTCCATTAGCGATAAATGATAATCTTCTTCAAAGTATTCATAGGTTAATTCCATTTCCTCTTCTTTAAAATCTTTATAGCTTTTGTAAAGAGTAACGCAACCTTTTTGACCGTTTTTTGCAGTAAAAACATAACCGCCCAATGGTAAATCTCTACCAACAAGATATCCTCCAGATGGATAAATCCCTTTTTCTTTGTCGTACATACATTCTTCTCCTTTAGTTTATTATTCTATTTATCTGCTCTTCCAGTAAAATATACCTCTGCATAATCGTATTTTCCATAACAATCAAGCTGCCCCGAAATAGTTTTCCCTGGTTTAATCTCACTGTCTGAATCTGTAATATATGTGCTGTTGTAATTTACCACATTATTACTACTGTCAAAAAATATTGCATACGCGCTTACAAAAAGCGCCGGATTTGTGCTGTTATTGGTCACGGATACAGTCACGTTTTCATCATTAAATGTCTGTTCAACGGATAAATCATTTACAACCGGTTTATAATATGGGTTTTCGTCATAATCTAAGGTATAATCCACCTTGTCAATTCCGGACACACTATCAAAATAGAAAACACCAATAGATGTTTCCCCTGCTCCCAATACATCAATGCTCATGTCGGCGGCTCCTATTGAATTCCCACTTGAATCTTTGGCTATAGCGTTCCCAGAAATTGCGACATTCGTGTTTGAATTATTTGTTACAATCAAAAAATCTAATGTGTCTCCTATTGTGTTTTCGTACAGATACTCTTTTACCAAAAAATCAGAATCAGAAACTTCTTCTCTTGTCGCTTCCTTGTTATCTACCGTACTAATAGAAGAGACTTTTTTATTTTGCTCGGTAGAATCAGCAACTGCATCATTATTTTCTCCGTTTCCGCCAAATATGGCAATCAACAGGATTATAACTATAACCACCGCAACAAACCACTTTGTTGCTCCACCCTGCTTTTTTTTGCAATTAGGGCAAATTTTTGCTTTAGCTGGAATCTCCGTCTGACAGTACTTGCATAATTTTGTTTCACTTTTTTCATTCATAGCTGGTCTCCTAACTGTTCTAAGAACTCATTGCCACAATCACAAAATTCTCTAATCATAGACTTCATTAATCCCCATGACATACCAGAATGTCCCTGATTTTTCATAATTTCAATTCCATCTTGAATAGATTTTTCTTTAACAGTTTTGATAATATCTAAGCATTGACCAAGTTCCATTCCTCTGTATAGATCATTAAGTCGAATAGGAACACACTTATCCCACATATTCCATTTATCTTTAGATAAAACCTTATGACCTTCTTCTATCCAATACTTTGATAATTCAGGGATTTTTCTTTTATGTTCTTCCTCTTCACGAATTAATCTTTGACGACTTTCTTCTTGCTCTTTATTAAATTCGTCAAAAGTTTTACCTATACAAAGCATATAAGCATCATCTAAAGACATATCAGATGTTAGTTTATTTCCATTGAATTCACCACAATATTTATTACCATCCTTTGCTCTTTCGTGCAATTCCTTTACAGCTCGTTCAATAGTCCAACCGCAAAGAAAATCAATCTCTCTATATTCCATAGCTTTTCCTCCCACCACTTGTAATAAAATAATTCTAGCACAAGTGGCGGTATTTGTCATTAAAATATTGGAACTGGATTTCTCTGTGTTCTTCTTGCTTCACTCTTCCATTGCTTAACTGTACTGTCATATATTACCTTGCCGTCTAATTCAACTTTAATTCCGCTGTTTTCACTTGTATTCTGTGCGATTTGTGACAGATATGGTGTCAATGCTTCTGATACTGCGCTTTTTACTCCTGCTTTAATTCCTTCTACGATTTGGCTGTTATTCGCAACCGCTGTATTTCCATTGCTAAACTGCCCGACCATTTCTCCGTGATTTGCAAAAAATAAACCATCTTCCGGGAAGCCTCCGGTTGCAAATGTTGGTATTTTCCCGAGGTTAATATTGCCAGCTTGAATTATTTCTTTTCCACCAATATTTACAGAATCCCATGAAAAAGACAGTTTTGAATTAAGCCACGTTGCAAAATTATTCCATACCTGCTTAATTCCTGCAACAGCATTATCAAATGCCTGCTTCAATCCGTCAGAAATGCCGCTGAATGTCCAATTATCTTTTGTAAAATACGGTTCTACATGATTTGTCCACCAAGAACCAATTCCAGATGTACTCCACCAGTTACTAAATTCGCCCCATTTTTCAGAAAGACCTTTTTTCATTCCGTCTCCCTGCTCATCCCATCTTTTTTTTGTAAACCATGGCTTCACATGATTTTCCCACCAATTATATATTCCGGTATTCTGCCACCAATCGGAAAACTCATCCCATTTAGCAGACAATCCCTCTTTTATTCCATTCCCTACTTCCATCCACTTTTTCTTTGTGAACCACGGGAAAATATTCTCCTGAATGTAAGTTAAGGCTTCATCCCACTTTTCTTTAATTTTTTCTTTTATACTGTCCATTTCAGCTTTCACTGACAGTTTCTTTTCTCCCCAATATTCTTTTACATCTTCCCACCATGAAGAAACATCCTCTAAAGTTGTTGTTAATTTATTGCGAACGGGTAGTTCTACATTCAATCCCCACCATTCTTTGACATTGTCTTTGAACTCGGAAATCTTCTCCTGTAAATTTGGAAGGACGACATCTGCTCGTAAATCTACATCATCTAATCCGTTTATATTCTTCCATTCATCTATCCACGCCTTTAGATCAAAGCTGTCAGGTACATTTAATTTATTAGGCATATTATCATTGAACTCATTTAATGCTTTTTGGAAATCATCTAATGATTTGTAATCTTCCTTTTTAGGCAGATTTTTGACAAATTCATCAACATTCATTCCATTTCCAATGCCTAATTTGTCCATCACAGTATCATGGCTCAAAACTCCACCGCCATATGCATTAATCCATTCAAACGGATTAAGAAGTTGTTTAAAACTTTCCTGAAGATATTGCAGAAAACCGCCTTTTTCATACGCTTTTTCTAAATTATTAGCATCTTTTTTTATGCTATCTTTTCCAACCGTAAAAGATAACGTTGCCACTACTACAGCAAGTGAAATAGGAATTGCATAAGAGAGCAATGATTTTACCGCCGTTGAACCAAAAGCGGCTGTGAATTTCGCTCCTATTAATTTTCCAATAGTCTCCTTGAGAAGTTTCCCTGTTAACAGTTTGCCTGCAAGTTTCAGGGCAAATGCTCCAAGAAGAATTTCAACTGTCTCAATATCAATGTTTGAAAGAAAATCTTTTACGCCTTTCCAAACATCAGACCACTTGATATTTTCTATCATGGTCTTAATTGTCTTGTAAACTCCCTGTACCCAAGTATTTATATCTTCTGCAAGTGCTTTAAAATCAAATGTTTTGAAGAATTTATTTATTCCCTCTGCCAGTGATTTTCCAAAGTTTGACCAGTCAAATGTCTGACCAAAGGAAAGTGTGGCATAAATCGCCGTATTCAGTGCCCCGGCAATCGTTTTTCCTACATTTCCAAACAGTCTCGGATTGATAAGACCATTAAGGAAATCTGCCAAGCCTTTACCAAAGTTTCTTGCCTTGGAATAAATCTTATCCCAGTTGATAGACTCCATAGCTTTTGATAAGGCATCACTGATGTATTTTCCAAGCTGTTTCAGATTTTTAATATCACTTTCGTAATTTTTAAAAATAGTATCTGTCTTGACAAGTTTACCGCCACTGGCACCGCCTGATGCGCCACCGCCGCCGGAACCGCCCGAACCTTTTTTACCAGAACCATCATTTGTTGTAATCAGTTTCAATTCATCAAACTGACGGACACCCTTATTCATTTTGTCAATGTTCTGCCGCCTGTCCGGCATTGTCAGCAACATCGCCTGCGCTCTCTGCCGCATCTGAAAAACTATCTGCAAGACCTGCACCGGAATCCTCATATTTCCATCCGAAGATTGCGCCTAAAGCGTTTGTAACCTTTGTGGCAAAGCTGATAACAACCAGTAAAACGGAATTGAGTGCTTTTACGAATGGTTTGAAAGCATTGATTAATGCTCCACCAATAACACTGCCAAGCTGTTCAAACGACTGTTTTAAAATTCTGATCTGGTTCGCCCACGAATCAGCAGTACGCGCAAAGTCTCCCTGTGCTGTCTGCGTATTGGCAAGGACGTACTGATACCGGAGCATTGTCTTTTCAGCCTGTGACATAGACTCGATATCAGAATCTAATCCCTGTTTCATCGCCCACTCTTTAAGGGTTGCCTGTGTAAGATCAAGACCGTAATCTCTTAATGGACGTGTCTGTCCGGTAAATATTGCAGCTAAATCCTGCGACACAACATCCTGATCTATGTTATACAGAGATGCCATATCAGCAGTTAATTTTGTTAAATTCAAAGACACATCAGCCATGGAATCAGACAAACCAATATAGCCATCTGTCTGCTTATTCAAAAACTCATTAGCTTTCTTTATCAAACTACTGTCAATTCCCATGGCTGTTCCCATTGCTTGGAATCGGCTTGCCGTCTGTTTCAATGTCAGTTCTGACATACCGAACTGACGTATAGAGTCCTGTGCAAAGTCATTGACTTTTTTTGACATGTCACCAAAAGTAACATCAACAACGTTCTGAACCTCTGTTAATGCGGATGATATGTCGATTGCATTTTTTATTCCTCTTATCGCTCCGTACAGACCAAGATAAATCCCCATAGAGGACAAAATCTGTCTTGTGAATGACTTGAGTCCGATCAATGCTTTTCCTGTGGATGTCTTAAATCCAAGGAAAGAACCGGAAAGACTACTGATGCTGGTATTTAATCCGGAAATTGCGCCACCAGACCTGTTGGAAAGATTGCCGAGTGCCTGCGTCATCTGAATGATATTCGAAGATACATTTGGCGCTTTTGAAAGCGTCTCAAACAGGTATTTGAGGTTGTCAGCAAGCAAAGGTATATTAGTCACCGCGCGACCGCTTGCAACGCTTCCAAGCCTTGATATGGACGTTACAAGATTACTCATATTGGTCATATCAAAATTCAATGCACCTATCTTGTTCATCTGGCGTACAAAGTTTTGTAACTGCGCAGATAAAGCCGGCAGATTCTTTGTCGCCTGTGTAGATGCCTTGCCACCAATTTTTGACAGTGCCGACACCATGCTTGTGAGTCCGCTTGTATCAACAGCTTTAACACTTGCTATTCCAGATGCAAGATCTCTCACAGCAGAAGATATTCCGTGGATAGAATTTGCATCAACACCAGAAAATTTATTGAGTGCCCGCACCATTGATGTGATTTCCGAAGATTTACCACCTTTGAACCCGGTAGCTGCATCGGAAATGCTTCTGATTCCGCTTGCAATATTTGAAAGTTTTGCAGTGTCAAACGATATGCTTTCCCGGAGCCTATTCATGCTGTTTACAAGGCTTTCTATGGAATTACTTGCTTTTGCAGAGTCAGCTTTGATTTTTATTTGTAATTCATCAATGTCTGCCATATATGCACCAACTTTCTATGCAAAATAAAAAGACGGTAGGCTGTTACACCTTACCGTCCTTGATCTACTCTTTTAATTTTTCTCTTGTAACCGGTCCGCATTTCTTATCTACTGTAATTCCGACTTTTTTCTGGAATGTTCCAATACCGGTCGCCGTATCATTTCCAAGAATACCGTCCACATTACTGTTTCCCTTTTTATCTTTTTCATCCAGGCATCCGTGATAAATAAGCTCCGTCTGAAGCCATCTCACATCATCCCCTCTCATGCAAGGGAATTTTTTCTTTAAAATCCTTGCAGGTTCCGGGTATGGGTTTAAATGATCTTTTACATTTTTTCTAGGGTTTCCGCTTGTCACAATCGCTGTATGACCTTTTGTTTTTGTGACAAGAACATCTCCATTGTAAAGAACCATTCCTGCCGCATAACCTCCAATGTCATCAAACATGCCACTAGAAAGAAGTACAGATTTTTCATTTGCTGTGGTGAAATTTCCAACATCTTTTCCAGTTGCATGAATAATGCATGCACGTACCGTTGTGCCGCAATCTGCTTCTGTTTTTACTTTTGAATTAATACCATATTTGACAATTCCAAGCCGGTGTCCCTGACAGTAGCCAATATTATCATTATTGCACGCTGTAATCATTGATTCTGCCAGTTTATCCGCCATATCTTTTGTTTTTGGTCTTAACACATACCATCCTTTTTTATGAACATAAAAGTTTTGCATACTTACTTCTGTTCCGGTCTGATCTCCCGGTCTCCCACCGGTCAATTTCCCATTTTCATCATGTCTTGCAGATCCAATTCTAATTGACATATTTATACCTCCAAGTTCTTTTCTGGTTTTGGGTGGCTCAACTCATAGTTTGACTGCATGACTTTAAGTTTTGCCACAAATAGCTCTCTCTGTTTCTTTATTTCTTCTTCCGTCATTTCTGAATCATCTTTTCCTTGTTGCTCATTGATTGGTTTTTTAATATACTTTGATTTTGCTTTTCGTCCGGCAAGGCAATGTTCTACTGCCACCGATACCGCAGACAATCCGTATGTTCCAAACCACATCCACATCTCATTGTCTCTTTGCTTTTTATCTAAGTTGTAAACATCCGCATAAGGCTGTAAATCAGCCGGGCAGGACGTGTCTATGTCATGCACAGTAAATCCGTACCCCTTTGTAACTAAAAGCCAAAACGGGCGGATTTCCGTGCAATACGTTTCCCATGTAAGCTCTCTCTGTTCTTCTACTTTTTCCTCGGAGTTTTCTTCTCCGCTTCTTTCTGCTCTGCTTTGAGCAGTTTTGATAAAAAACCGTTTTCAAGCAGCTCCGCTAAAAGTGCATTGTAAAGTACCTGAACATCTGCATCTTCTCCGTCAAAGTAATCATCCAGCATGGCATATACTTTTCCAAGCTGCTGTTCCTTTTCTCCCTCATTGTCCGGATTGTATCCAAGTTCCTCTTTGTGAAACTTCTGCGCGCCTACAAGGATTAACTCTGGAAGAAATAAAAGGATTTCGTCAACCGCTTCAATATCTTCCATCTGGTCTAATTTTGCTACTTTCTTGATAATTCCGCTTTTCACGGTTGCTTCATATCCAAACTTGATCTGTAATTCTTTCTCGCCAAATTTTAATTTTGTCATTTTCTTTCCCTTTCTCCCTCTCATATAGGGAAAGGGCAGTCCGAAGACCGCCCTGTTCTTTTAAATTGTTTCTTCAAGCTCTGGCTCGGTTGTCTGGTTATCGTCAGCCGATCCAACCGAACTATTCGACTGACGTGTTATTCCCCCGGTGTAAAAGCTACAGCGGTGTCCATGCCCTTGTATTCTTCAATGGTAAGATTCATTTCAACCGTCAAAAGTTCGTTCTGACCAATCTCCGGCTGTGGAATCTGCTCTGGCGGCTGAGCCACAACAAAAAACGCGTCGGTAAATCCCGGGATAATAGTTTCAAACCACATTCTTTTCCCGCCGGAAAGCGCCTTATACGCCGTGATAAGTGCTTCCCACTCTTCCTTTGTGGCATCCGTAAGGTTTACCGTGATAGGGAAAGAGCCACCGGTATCTGCGCGACCCTTTACATATCTGGTAATAGCATCTTCTAATGCAGATGCGTCAATCTGTTCCGGCTCAATGTTAATACCGCCGATTGCGTTAATTCTTGTAAGCTGTTTAAACGATGTAGGCTTTGTTCCGGCTGTCGCTTCTGTGCCATAGCCAAACGTAATTCCTAACGTAGACAATCCTGCTTCTGCCATTTTTACCTCTCTTTCTACCGCCAAATAATGCGGTTATCGGGCGCATCTTTTTGCACCCGGTGCATAAAAAATAGAGCCTTTCGGCTCTTTTACATCAATCTGTCGTTGGCTCCGATTATCCGCCGGAACCTTGCAACGCTTCTAAATTTTTTTTCACTGTCATTTTTAAACTCCGGCATTGCTGTAATTTGAAATCGCATCTGTTTAAAGGCATCAGCTAAAATAGCCATAATCCCTTTTGCATCGCTCTGCTTTGTGTTTGTAATGACGTCAACCTGTATTGTTTCCTGCACCGCATTTACGGATGTGCCCTCTAAATCTGCCCCACGTTCAAGCCCCGGCATCTCATGGATGTAAATAGTCGGGAAAACAGGGTCTTTATCAAGGTTCTTTTCAACCGTTGTAAATGCAGTGTCAAAATTCATGCTTTTGTATTTTTTCTTGAGTTTTGGTTTGGCTATCGTTGCAACATTGGAGAAAATGTTTGTTTCAAGATCAAATACCCACTGGTTGTCTGCCATTATCCAAACACCTCCTTCGCTGTCTGTGTAACAATCTGCCGCAACTCATTTGCGGTCAGATACATAAATGGTCGGCTTGGCATTCCCTCTGTAAACCACCAATCGCCATTGTCGTCCTGATAAAACCATCCATATCTTCCATCTGAAATCTGATGGATAGTTTTTCCACTTGCATACTGCCACGAAACACCCTCTGGCAGTTTCCCCGGATAAGGGCTTTGCTGTCCAACAATTCCGGTTCCAAACTCAACAAATGCGGCATGGTCTGTACCGAAGCGGGTGTACCGCTCGACAGGGGTATTCTTTATGCGACACCACAGTACAAAAAGCTTTTGAAGAATGCAGAGGGTATTCAGAGAACACTTGAAATCAGTTCCGATGTAAATATTGCGTCAAGGTCAGCAATTTGCACTCTGGCAATCTCTACGCCCTTTTCCGCGAGTTTTTCTGCCAATAGCTGACATTTATATGTCAAGCTGTTTTGATAGGCTCTAAGCTCTCGTATGGCTTTCTGAATAGACTTTTCAGACAGGCTCATTGTGATTACTTTCTTTCCCATGCCGCACCTACTTCACATTTTTTTGCAATAAGAACAAATCAACCGTCAATCCCTCGTCTGCAACACCTTTTACGATGTAATCAGCCGAATTTTCGTCAACGATTGTATTCTCTTCATCTTTGTACTTTACGTCTGAACGTTTCCATACCAAAGAGCCGACGCTCAACGGAAGTTTTCCTTTGTCCTCGACAATCTGAACAAAGTTTGTGGAATTGTCAACGCCAAACTCTTTTATAAGTGCTTCACTCAACTTATTGCTGATTGAAGAATAAAAAACCACAGGCTTCTCATAACCTGTGGTATACTCTCCGGTTGTTTTCGGTATTTTGTTTCCATCTTCATCAAGGTAATAAATTACATTACCATCAGAATCCGTGTACGAAGAATATTCGATGTTACCATCATCATCCGTCACATATACCGGCACCTTGCCGCTTTGCTGCGAATAACTCATTTTTTGCTTATTGATCTCAAGCATTTCACTTCACATCCTTGCCGAACCGTTTCCACAGCTCAGAAAGCTTTTCCCATCCATACATTGCGACAAACGCAACAATAAATCCTGCAATAATAGCCGCCAAGATCATATACCATAAAATTGATGTCTGGATGTACTGCATGTATGCCACAAACGCAGCGACCGTGATTCCGATAGAAAGAACAAATACCAAAATGTCCGTTGGAATCTTAGAAAATACGCCTACACCTTTGATTACCTGTGTTACCACAGACACAACAAATGCCAGCGCACCAATGATTGCCAGAATAATTGTCATATTTGCAATTACAGACTGTATAATATCCATGATTAAACCTCCTTTTCATCATTAAGACGGGTTTCTATCCCGTCAATTCTGTGATGCGCCGATTTCACACTTTCTTCAACCTTTATAATTCTGTTGTCGTGAGAATTTATTTCTTTTCTCATCTCCGAAACTTCATTCTTGATCTCGGTCGTGTTGTTTGAAATGGCATCCAACTTCATGTTAATGCGTGTGTTCTCCCTCACGCGTTCTTCAAGATCCGTGTTGTCTGTCCTTTTGTTGCTCTTCAAGCCCATAAAGACGGAAAAACCAAGCGACAGCACGCTTATAATGATTGCTGTTGATATTTCAATCGTCAAATCATATACCGCCTTTCATTTTTATGGCACACCGCCCACCACCGCTCAATGTGTGCCGCCTGCTACGTTTTGCCGACGTCGGCAAAACGTAACGCACAATCTTCTAACCAGATGGAATCCCATACGGTTATAATGCTTTTACAAACGGAAATACTCCAACAAACAAGCTTTCCCTGTCTTTCCAGCTACGGCTTACGCCGTTTTCTGAATAACTTGCCATATAGGCTTCTCCTGCCTGTGAATGGTCGTACAAGGCTAAATTGACGATTACATCCTCAAACTGTTTCAAGTCTTCGGATATTTTTTCATCCGTGTAGCTTTCCGGGTAATTCCGCTTGCTTACCACTTCATTTCTTGCCTGCTTGATAAGCTGTTCGATGTAAGGATTATCTTCTTTCTGGTCGAACACGACAACATCAGAAGTAACACCATCTTCATCCGTAACGGTTTCAATATGAAATTGTTTCAGTCTGATTTTGACCTGCTCTAATGTTGTATATTCGTCCATTCTTCCCCACCTACAATCCGAACTGCTCGATCAAAATGCGTTTCAGTTCCGCTCCACTGATTTCTTCTGCACCCTCGATCCCATGTTCAGCGGCAAGTGCCTGTAAATCAGCAGTGCTCATTCTGTTAATCTCTGTCTTGGTGTACCCTCCGGAAGATTTCTCTCCCGAAACAGTGTCCGGGACTTCTTCACCTGCCTCATACCATTTCCCGTTTTTAATAACAATATATGGATATTTCATATGCTACCTCCGATTAATCATGATGAACCTCAAGTACAAATGTGCTATCCATATTTTCGTAAGACGGCAATACTACCTCGGAAGCAAATACTGACATTTTCATTGGCGGACCATACTCAACCTTTGTAGCGACTGTGATTCCTGTCCCGTATGTTGTCACATCAACGTCAGCGACCTGTCTTGCAGTTCTTTCCTCTGGTGTCGTTCCAAACCATGTACTTCCAAGTTTTCCTTCCGGTAACAGTGTTACTTTGTTGTCAGGATAAAAATAATGCTCCTTTTTAGCTTCGTCCATATACATTTTGTCATACAAAACGATTGTAAGCTTTGTGCGCTTCTGAACAACTGAAATTACCGTGTCGTCATCAACCTCAATTGTTGCCGTGAGATTCTGCGCAAGAATTGAATTTCTAATCTGTGCATTTTCAAGCAAATACTGGAATGTATTGGTGTTCATAAGCACGTATTTAGCAATCTTGCCTTTCTTCTGTAACTTTTTTCTAGCGTTGTTAAGGTCAGTAAGCGGCTTGGAGTTTACTGTGTCACTCCACATGCTTGTGTCCTCAAGCTTTGCATAATGGTCTTTTGCATATGAACCGTCCTTGTCGTAATCATATGCGTACTGTACACCGTCACTTTCAATAGCAATAACCGGGTGTCCTGCTTCTGTAGAAAGAAGTGACATTCTCATGCGTTCCGGCACAACTTCTGCGCCGCTCACAAGGTTGTTAGTATCGTCATACACGCTTGATAAGGCACTTGCAAGATACGGGTCATCTGTAGAACTAATACGTTCAATTTCAAGCATTTCTTCTTCGCCGACTTCCATACCTTCACGGAAAAACGCCATTTGTGTTTTTTCTTTGCTTAACCCCTCTCTTGCCCTAAGCGTTGGAATTGTGTCAAAATTTGACGGTGCAAGTGATACCGGAAGCCCTTTATGTGTCTTAATCCAGCTTAAATCAAGCCCCTGTTTCTTTCTTTCCGGAAACCAATTTAATCCGAGGTATGGGATTTGATTACTTGCTTCTTCTGTTGTTGTAAGCGCAATAGACTTACTGTTTAACACTTCATTAATTAACATCTATATACCTCCTAAATTATTCAAATACAATCATTGGAAGCGCTGTAGAAACGCCTGCGTCATATGTAACGCCGGAATGCTTTTCAGCCACGTTTTTATTTATATATGCTTTCTTTAAAAGCACACCCTGCGGTCTGTCTTCTGTAACATCGTATCTCAAAATGCCTACGACCGTTGCCGTGTTGTCTGCCTTTCCATTTTTTCCGATTGGTGTGCCAGCCTTTACAATCTTTCTGCCGTCAGCCGTCTTTTCAACAACATCTGTAAAATCAAGTGTCATTGGAATTGCTTCGTTAGGCAGTCTTTTTAAGATTTGAACGTTTCCGGCATATGAAATCTGTTCATATTGCATGTTTGACATTTTTAATTACCTCCTAAATAATGTGACAAAACATCGCTGTTTTGGCTTTTTGAATTGCCCGAGATAAGACTTGTGGCTATTTTTTCCGCTTCTGTCTTTTTCTCTAAATTCTGGTTACTATTACCGCCGCCCGGATTTGCAGAATTATTCGCAATCTCCTGTTCCTTTGCCTGCGCTGCCGCGGTTTCCTTTTCGGCTGTAATCTTTCCAAGAGCGTCATAATCAAGGCTTCCATTATCCTTGACAACGGATTTTGCCTGCTCTGCATTGATTTTTAACTTTTCCATCAATGCTTCGCGCTGGTCTCTAATGGCGTTTTTCTTCTGCATATCTGCAATCTGCTGATTTGCTGTCTCTAACGCCTTGTTTGCTTTTTCAAGTTCCGTGAGGTTTCCTGCTTCCATTTCATCCAGCTTTTTCTGCAACTCATCTGCGCTGTCTGCCTTTGCCTTAAGCTCTGCTGCTTTTGCCTGTTCTCTCTGTACGGCACTGCCGTAATCAGCAATGATTTTTTCAACATTTTCCTCACTGATACCCATTGCAATTAACTCTTCTCTTTTCATTGATTACCTCCGATATGTCTTTACGAATTTTTGCGGTGCAACGACACCGAATGACACAGTTGATTTTTACGCTCACAACTTTGCGAATTTTTATAAAATAAAAACAGCCACCGATTACTCGGTAGCTGTCTTATTTTGCTGTTTATTTAATTGGTTTACAATTTCCTGTGCTTTTTGTTCCTGCTCTTCTGCATCATCAATGGTTTTCCATAAAGCATCCATGTATGGCTTAGACAAGAGAAATGTCTTTTCAGCATCTCCCCAGAGTCCGACCGTTTTAATTGCAATAAGAGGATGTATTCCGCACTCCAATAACTGATACAGTGTTTGTGACTTCGTATACATATTGTCTTGCGGGCTATGATTGATTTGCACATCAAAATCCCTCATTGACAATTTCAAATCATTGTCCTTAACGCGTATTACATTTAAGACAACTTTTGCAAGTCTCTTCTCTGCCGATTTCACAATTGGGTCTTTTAATTTTGCTCTTGTCTTTGAAAAATCCCATCCAGCCCTTAATGATACTGCTCCTTGTGTATCTCCTCCAGAGTTTTGGGACTCTCTGTTTGGTATTGCTAATATTGCCAAGGCATTGTCCCACAAATCATCTTTTGCCACCTGACACTGGCTCTGATTTAGTTCCTGCGTCATAATCTCAACATCGGCTTTGTTATCCTTGTTATTGGACTTTACCGTCAAAGCATGGCTCATTTTCATCTCTTCAAACGTTTTTTGGTCGATTTCACAGTTCACAAACTTAACCCAGTACTGAACAAACTGCTCAATTCCATCCATTCTGTTTGACTGCATATTGTTTATGGCATCCAAAATACCTATGACAAGCTCAATATCAGAAATTCTCTCATGATTATTTGGAAACTCAACAATAGGTATACTTCCAAATGCATGCAATTTCCATTCAGAAACTACTCCGTTTTGAAGTTTACATGAATAGTTGTCCGTATAGCACAGTTTGTACCATCTTCCATCTTCGTCTTTAAGCTCCTGCACCGCAACCACCGGTTCTTCCGTGCTCCGATTATAAATAACACACGTATTCATTGGAGTAGGCGCAACAATTTGAAATGGTATTTCTCCATTTGCAAATCTTACCGCCTTAAAAGATGTTCCGGTTGCTGACTGCCACTCTCCTGCTTTAATGTCTTTTTCCTGTTTATTCGCATCCACAAGATAGTCATTCAGCGCATCCACTGCCCGATTAATTTCATCATCATCTTTTCGACTGATAAACTGTATTGGCTCGCCATATGTCTGTCCTACTTTGAACTGAACAATCTCATACGCATGATTTTCTACTATTTTGTTTGTAATATCAGCATTTTGCACCTTTACACGGTATAAAACAGGCTGGTCACCTTTGTAATATCGCCAAAGATATTCTATGATGGTTTTGTTGTAATAAAAATTTCCGATGCAGTCTCCCACCACATTGACAATATTATCTGCTGTGATGGTTTCAACATCTGTATATAAAATTTTTCTACCATAACAGCCTTTAACAAGGTCTTGGAGAGATTTGTCATTTCTCATTTTTTTCTCCTAAATAAAGGTCATTCCGCTGGATGTTGCACGAAACGGAAGAGATTTTAATTCCGTTTTTCCATTTTCCGGATAAAATACCACTTTTTTGTGGCATTTTCTACATTCCACAGAAATGTTCATTGTTGAACGTCCATCGTGCGTGGCGACTTTTCTTCCACACCGAGGGCAATATATTGTTTTTGGTGTATATACCATAAAGTCCTCTTTTCTTTGCAAAAGAAAAAACACCGGAGATTTCTCTACGATGCTTTTCTAAATTGGGGGAGGTGAAGTATTCAACTTTTGTTGCTTTCTTCGATTATAACTATATCATTTTTTCAATATGACATTCTATGACATTTTCAAGTATGTTGCTCCATACTTCTCTTCAAATCTTTTTAATGCAATTCCATGAAGCCTTATTGTCTGCCTCCAAGAGTAATTCATTTCGGTTGCAATAACCTCAAATGTCTTTTTTTCTATGTACTTTGAAAACAACACATTATAGACATTCTCATCTTCCATGCTGTCTATC